GAAAGAATTGATATATCTCCAGGGTCATACATGGTCACTTCACTTATACCACCAGTTAAAGCACTATAATCTAAATCAGTATAATCGTAATTATCTGTAATACCTACATCACCAGTTACTTTAGTCCCAGTTTTATCTTGGAATTCGTAATTTAAAGTAATCCAGTGTCTGTTATAATAAGTATTGGTTATAGTTGAATCATAAAGAAAACCAACTACCGAACTACCTTTAGAGATTACATTATAGGTATAATCAGTACTGGATACATTTCTAGCCCAGTACGCTATTCTTGTTACAGTAGGATAAGTAGGATTATGTGTAAAATCATGATTACCTGAAGTTGTAGCAGTTGAAGATATTACTTTAACTCTATTAATACTCTCTACATAGTTAAATGTTGATATATTATAACTAACATTATTATTAATAGCAGTTAAATAGTTTGATGAATTAGGAGTACCATTTACTAAAGAAGTATCATTAGATATATTATATGTTATAGCAGGAGAAGGATTAGGGTCTGCCCATACTCCATTAGAGTCTAACTTTATTACAAAATCTAGAACAACCATTTTTGAATTAGGGGAAGAAGCTACTCGTTGTTGGAGCAATATACTTAAATAAGCTCCATCAGGAGAAAATCTAGCATCCCAAACTCTTGGATTATCAAAGAAAGTCATTGTAGGTAACGAAGATACTTTATTAGAAGTAACAGTACCTAAAGTATCATGATAGGTAGTTATAGTAAATGTTAGTGGGCTAGCTTCATAATATATATCCATTTTATTAGTAATAGTATCCCCCACTACTTTATCTAAATATATATGAATAAAATCCGCAGATTGATAAAGAGAACATACCATACTATACGCACTAGAATAGTAAGCATCAACTACCCCACTTATCCCAGTAACAGATAATGGAGAACCAGTCATATCAGAACTATAAACCTTATCCCAATGAGGAGAGACTCCAGAAGTATTAGAAATACTACCTAATACTGGCTGTCTATTATGTAATATACTCCCAGTAGAAGTAGCATTAAAAGTGGAATACACTTTATCATTTTTAGCAATGAGTGTATCTACATTACTATTAATTAAGGTAGAAATTCCTAATGTTGGGGGTATGCTAAAAGGAGGAGTGTTTCCATCTACATAAATTGCTCCATCCATTTCTAAACTTGTAGGAAGAGCAGTATAATAATAAGTACAATATACTCCAGTCTCATTTAATTTTTTAATAGAAATAGGAGAAGTAATTTTAATAGAATTGAATCTATTATTATAGTTACTTTGTTTACTAGATATTACACTGATGATAGAACCATCAGACAGTATCTTTTTCCTAGAAATAGAATTAACTCCCTCCTTCTCTGCTTGACTAGAAATAAAATTACTAAACTGTAATGCCTCAGATTTGAGAGAAATAGCCTTTGTTTTATCACCTTTAAAACTATAAGAAGGGGGGAGGTTATTCATATTATGTAGAGGATATTGTAAGAGTATAAGTAATATTTAACTTATCTGCCGTTAACATAGTTCTTACTGCACTAAACTTAGATGCAGCCCCTAAAGTACCAGAAGTGCCTGCTTTTACAGAAGAACTAGACAAGAAGGCTCCATAAATAGAGACACCACTAGCAAATGTAAATACTGCTGGAGAAGCAGAGTTAGTAATAGTTTTAGAAGAGACTCCTGCCTCAGTCCATGCTGGACGAGTAGTTTCAGAATACTCTGAGTTAGCTTCGTTAGCTACACCAGCACCAGGAAATGTAGCCATAACATTAGCTGCTATAGGTGTATAGTTATTTTTATATATTCCAACAAACCACGAAGTAATAGGAGTCCCACCTGAAAAAGAGGCATCTAAAGCATAGTTAAGCCCTTCATCTACTACTAAATTAGGCTCTTCCCATGTATCAATCACTTCTCCATTACGAACATGCTCAAATCTGAAGATACCGCCAATTTTTAAATTCTTTTCAATCATTTATTTTCCTAAGTTATAATAATGCCATTTCTGACTATTGTTGTTTCAACCAAATCTCCCACAACTGAATTATTAGGATTTTGATTAGTTTTTAAAATAGAGAGATATTGATTCATACCCTCAGTTTTTAAAAATGTAGCCATTCCTGAATCCGCTGCTTTAAGATTAATATTCTGAGCAGATAAATTAATAGTCATACCTTGATTAAATAATATAAAGATACCTAAATTAGAAGTAACTAACCATTTATATCCTATTGGAGTATTATCGATATGAACATAACTCCCACTTAATTTATGACCAGTCCCTTCAACTATCTTAACTTCTTCTTTAGTAGTCCTTTTAAATGTTAAAGCATCCTCACCAGACAGATAATATAGTTTATCAGACCCTATCCATATACCGTCCTCTACTGGCATAACTTCCCTAATTTTACTGGGGAACTCTATATAATTAGAATCAATCTTAAAGTGTTCATATTGATATGGTTCTGAATACCATAATATATTATCCTGAGCAACATACATCCTTCCTCTATAATACTTAATTATATGGCCTAAAGGAGGATTGTATAGTCCAAACATTCTAAGAGGAGAGATAAGATTACGAGAATCTGTAATTTTAATAGTTTCTCCAGGGGTTCCTATTTTAGAGAAATATAAAGTATTACCATCTGTTGTAGAGCAATACACTCTACAATAGACTATATTAGTGTTAGTATATACAGGTAGAGTAAGAGTAATGCCGCCTGTAGAGCTAAGAGTAATAGTAGAAGTAGTAGTAAGTCCAGACTCCCTCCCATCTGATGTTACTGTAGTAAAACCAACCATATAAGTACCAGCTGGCATTTCTCCTACTGTTTGAGTAAGAGTAACTCCCATATTTACAGGAGGTAAACCCCAATCTCTTAAACCATCAAAGTCTATTATACCATTAGTAGAGATTGAAGAAAAATAAATTTTCCCATCTATTTCTTCAAAAGAGAGTGTATCAGAAGTAATTCCACTTTTTATTATAGTAGAATAACCATCTGCATATTTTCTAAGCAGCGTCCCATTTTTAACTGCATACATACCTAGAGTAGTCTCTGAAGACCATAAGGATGTATAAAGACCTGAATCCTCTAAAGTATATCCTTTTCTTTTTTTAATCCCGCCTAACTTATCTATATTGACATTATCAGCTTTTTTAAGATACTCAGGAGGAGTACTTTCAGCATCTAAAACATTATTAATACCTTTAAATTGCGAAATATGAACTGTTTTAGGATGTATTGGCATTAAATACCTCCATACCTAATAGGTCTTTTAGCATTTCTACTCTTTCTAATAGTAGAGTACACCGAAGTAAATGGAAACTCTCTATCAAAAAGACCACTTAGATAAGCAGATCTATTAGGATCAAAAGTATTTGCTTCATCTTTCATATAACATAATGAAGCTGCTCCAAATAACATAGGTACTTGATAATCCTCAGCTAATTCTGGAGAAGAATCAGGGTCATCCCAAGTTAATTTTACTTTAGGTAATCTATATACAAATAAAGTAACAATCTCATCTTTAGTAGGAGTAGGGTATATTCTAAGTTTACCAGTAGATGTATCTGGTATGTAATTTTCTATGTCGCCTGTTCTAGTATCAAAATCTATAATATGAGTAAAATCACTTAATTCTAATTCTACTAATGATTTACCATCTTCTCTTCTTCCTGACCTAACTTGTTTAATATAAGATGGGAGGGTATAGTTTATAGTACTAATTTTAACTGGTAGACTATAAGTATCTTTTATAGGAGAGGTTCTACGATAAACTTGATTAATAGCTTCATTAATATTAGCAACTAGCTCTTCATTAGTCCATCTTAATTGCATAGAGTCAGCATCTGTATCTGAGAACTGCGTCCAATCTACACCTGTACCGCCTGTGTCATAAAGAATATTAGTCCTAAGATGAGTTACTAGTTCTAATAGTGTCATATTATACCTCTGATTCTTTTGTTACTTCAGACCAAATGCTATCCAATTCATCTTTCTTAACAGGCTTACCAATATAAGTAATTGCTTTTCTATGTATCAAATTACCTTTAGAGTCTACAACATCTTTAGGGTTCTCGAATAGAGACTTCAAAATGCCTTTAACTTCATCTCTTTCTAATGCTGCTTTTTCATCTGCTTCCCTTTTTTTAGAAGCAATATAGTCTTCCATGGATTCAGATTTAATATCTTCTGAAGTGGCACCAGCTGCATAAGCATGTGACCATAAAAACTCTGGTAAATCTCTTAATTCATTTCCTATGATGGCTACATGCCCATCAGTAGTTGCAATCCTGATTTCCTTACCATTTGGACTTCTAAATTTCTTAACTTTACTCATGTATAATCCTTTAGTTATAAAAAAACCCTATGACCTCGATTAATCAAGACCATAGGGCTTAGTTTCTTAGCCCTCTGAAAAGGAGGCTCTACCATCTACAATATACTGCACTTCTAATCTTAAAGTACCAGCAGTAGGGACATCCACTGTAGTATTAGCTACATCCCAAATTAAATCAACAGTATCAACTGCGCTTAATTTAGTACCTGTAGGAACTAAAGCTGTTCTACCTGTTGCATCTACGGAAGTAGCAGTCAAATAGGTTTCACTTCCAATCTTAACTGCGACAGTATCAGCTGGAGCTGCACCATTAGCAAGAGTGACTGCTCCCCAAGTAGCATTAGCATGGGTTTCAGTAGTAGCAATTGAGTTGCCAGCAGTTCCACCTGTTTTAGCCGTGACGGTAACAGTATGAACACCATTAGAGACAGCAGTAACAGTTGGATGAACAAGAGTACCAGTAGAGTAGGTAGTACCTACACCAGCTCCAGCATTAATAGCAGCAGCTAAATTATTGAGAGAGGTGGCTTCACTAACCCCAATAAGAACTTCATAAGCTACAGCAGGACCAGCTGATAACGCTGTTTTAAAGGTATATACTGTAGCGCCAATGGTTACAGTATTAGTGTCAGCAGGGGCTGCAGATGAAGTTAGGACTCCAGTAGCATGTACACCACCAGTATTCCAAGCTGTATCTACAATTAAACTACCACCAGTAATAATTGCTTTTTCTGGTAATTGGATAGCTTCCATAGTAGAAGTCCCAGCTGTTCCGATGATAGTTGTATCAAAATCATCATAAGTAGCTTCTACCAATGCACTAATTAATTCTTGTCTATCGCATTTCTTAGTGATAGCCATGATATTAACCTTGTGAGAATGCAGCTCTACCGTCTACAACATACAGAACAATCAATTCAAATTGACCAGCAGCCGCAGGATCAGCAGTGTCAACCATAATATCTAGAGTGTCTGCGACAGTATACTTATAACCTGTTAGAGTCAAAGCAGTGACACCAGTAGCTGCACCATCAATATTATCCAGATAACGATTAGCTACACCACCATCACCTAAGTGAATATCAACTGTAGCAGTTGTTGCATCTGATACATTAATAAAACCACCAACTACCACTGCACCTTCTGGTACATCAATAGCAGCATAAGTTCCTTGAACACCAATGTCAGTACCAGTACCCAGAGTAACAACTACTCTAGCGGCAATAACTTCTTGACGACCTACATCTTTTGTAATAGCCATTTATATTTCTCCTAATTGATGACAATTAAAGATAAAGAAGAGAGCATCATCAATATCTCTTCTCGGTTTAGAACCATCAATAGGTTCTTTAATTTACTTAGCAAGGCATCTTCTTGCCTTTACCTTTAGGTGGCATACCTTTAGGTGGCATCTTTTGAAATGGGTTTTTACCTTTAGCCATTATTATTTCCTCATATATAAAAAAGAACCCCCTAGTACCCACTAGGAGCAAAGGGGGCCGTGTTATTAATTATTAGATAGCGTGATCAACTACCAGTACACCGAAATCTTCTACAGATTTATCGTAGATACTATAGAATTTAGGTTTCAAGAAACCAAACATTTTATCTACGTTGATACCAGGAGAAGATTCGTACTCAAACCATTTTTCATTCCATTCTGGAGCGCCTAGATCGGCCATACCCAAAGCTTGAGAACCACAGACTAACAGACGTGAACCGTCAACCAGATTACCAGCACCCCATTTGTCAACACCACTTGTTTTACCAAGAGTATTATAGACCAAACGATGCTCATGGAAAATCAAACCATCAACAGTAACAATACCACCAGTAAAGAAAGGATTATCTTTACCACGATCTGCACCAGTTACAACAGCTCTTTGATAATCCGCATCCTTCTTTAATTGAGCTAAACCTTCAGGACGAATAAATACAATATAGTATTCTTTTCCACCTTGAATCAAAGGTTTAATATAATGAGTTTTAGCATAGGTATTAATATCTACCATTGCTTTATAAGTTAATACATCAACAGCAGCTACAGCAGTAGTATCACCAGCAACCAAACCATCAGTTGTATCCCATCTACGATGACGTTTGGTAGTAGGAGCAGATACATCAGCAGCAAAAGCTAATGAATTAAATGCACCAGAAGTACGAGCAGAACCATCATTGTTGTAAGCATAAGAGACACCTGAGAGTGTCAAGAATGCCAATTGATCCATGCGATTTGCAAGCCAGTATGCCAGACGATCACGAGCATTTTCACGGAAGGAAACAACAGTTTTTTGTTCTGCTAATTTACCTTTTTGACGCAGACCATGAGAGATCAGATCGATAGTGATCTTATCATTGTAGGTCTTCATTTCTTCCTCGAAACCCTCACGTTGATTGTCACCGACGACACCATCTTCAACTAAGTCAGCTAACAAGTGCATAATGACTTGTTCCCCTTTCTCAGTTTTTGTCAATTCAGTAATACGTTGAATGACAGCATCAGCACCACCAACGAATTTATTAATAAAAGTCATATCACGAGCTTGTTTCCACAGATCCCTTGACCAGACTAATTTTTGATCCGCAGTTAAAGATGCGAAATTAGTTAATGACATTTTTTCATTTCCTATTTTTAAAATTATAAGTTAAAGTTAATAGACATACGGAGTCATAGCCGGTCTGCTCTCGTGTAGACAAACGAAATTGTTCTACTTTAAGCCAAGTAGTAGGCACCTCTTTGTACCAATGGTACATGAGCAAAATTAGGTGCAGTAAATTTATAAAGCGGCCTGCACTCCGCTATGAGGCTAGTCGCCTCGTAATAGTGCTAATTCTTTAGCAGTAAGTTTGTTAAAATCTCTTTCTGACATCTTAGAAACATTTACTTTTCCAAGATCAACATCTGTTTTAGTAGTTGATTTAGTTTTAGTTGGTTGAGAGTTGGCGGCTTGAGCAGCTTTCTTTCTAGCTTCAACTGCCCTCTTACCTCCTAAACCTGTTTTCTTAGGCGGGGTTTCAACTTTAGTAAACATTGGTACTACCTTTCCAACTGCCAATTTCAAAGCTTCAACCTTTGTCTTACCAGCAGCAACATACCCAGCTAATAAAGTATTAACTGTATCTACTGCTTCTTCATTATACTCATCTGCTTCACTATCTAAGAACTTATATTGTTCTTCAAATGAAGTAATTAAAGTTTGAAATGAAGTTGTTTCAGTTGATTGATTAATTTTATCAGTTGCTTCTTTAACTGAAGTATCTTTAATAGATTGAATTAAAGCTTTAAATTCTTTTTGTCTTTCATTATCTATTTGTCTTCGTAAAGCAGA